TTGCTGAGCATTCGGGCGAAGAGCCTCACGTTCTTTATGGTATTCTTAAAAATACTTTTGGTATGTCAAAAGAGAGTGGCGTTAGCGACACAGATGCTCTTTCTTTCTATGCTAAGAAAGCTGGATTAATTTAACTAACACTACTCTAGAAAGCCTCGTTAATTCGGGGCTTTTTTATGTCTAAAATTCCTCTATTTTCCTCTAAAAATATACTCAAAAATATCTGAAAATAACACCTCAAAACCTCACCTATAATTCTTGTTTTCACTTAATTTTATACTATGCAAAGAGCAGTTGTATTTCGCTCTTATGCGTAAGATTGCATCTTTGTATCATTAACGACTCCTAGGAGAATTTGAAATGACAGTAAAACAGAAAACCCAGCAACCTTCTTTCGCTGGTATTGTTGTTACTGCTAGTTCTCGGGATGAAGCTATCCGTAACTATGCCAAGGTTGCGCTTGGAGAAAGCTTAGAAGTACTCGCTTCTAGTGATAACTCTTTCGCACTAGCTACTGTCGCAGGCTCAGGAAATACTTTCTTGAATCCACTTCGCGACGGTGGTGAAACTATGCATGTAGTGGATACTGATCTCGAAGTAACTTCCAGTGCTGACCCCGACGATAAGGTAGTTGTAGAATACGCTATGTGTAGCGAATGCTCTACGCATATCATTGCGGACTCTTGTGAATCAGTTTCTAATTGCCCTTCTTGTAACGCTCATGTTGATTTTGAAGCAGACGTTGAAGAAGAGTTCGAATCTGAATCAAGCGACTACAGTGAGCTTAGCGGCAGCCAAGGTATTGTTGTTGTAGCCTCTTCTATGGAAGAAGCGCAGCAAGACTTTATCGCAATTGCTCAAGGTCACGAACCTTCTTTATCATACGTTGATGGTACTAATGTATCATTTATTTCTAACAGTAGCGATAACGTGAAGTTCAGCCCATTCTACGGCGAAGACGTAACTGCACAAGACATTGAATCTGATAGCTCAGTCCTAAAATCATTGTCTAGTAAGTACGGCAACGAAGCTCACTACTTCCAGTGCGTTGATTCTGACGAATGCGGTATGCACATTATTGCTTCAAGTGAAGACATTACAGTTTGTCCGTCTTGTTCGTCTGCGGTTGTTGACCCAGAAGATATTCAAGAACTGGAACAGTCTGTACTTGAAATGGACGCCGGAATGATGGAAGACGATGAAATCTTCGATGATGAAGATTCTGAGTTAGACGAAATCGAAGCCGATCTAGAAGACGACCTCTTTGACGACGAAGACGAAGATGACGATGACCTAGACGACCTTACTATTGTATCAAGCTCTGACGACGAAGACGAAGACGTTGAAGACGAAGATCTTGAAGACGAAGGCGACGACGAAGAAGACATTTACGAAGATGACGAAGATGAAGAAGATTCGGATGACGTAGACGGTCTTGATGGTGAAGAAGAAGAAGACGTTGAATCTGATTCATCTGTTGCCGAAGTAACGGTTTCTTTAGACGTTATGGAAGCTGTAGCATACGCAAGCGAAAACGGTCTGGAAGCAGACAAGATTGCTCTAGTTAATGCTGCAACTGTTGCTGGCGAAAACCGTTGGATTGCAATGCATAGCGCTACGCCTATTGCTGTTGCATCAGAGTCTAACGTTGAAGGTACAGTTAAAGAAATCTTCCGCTCACAAAGCTTCGCTTCTGCTGTTATGAAGTCTATCGCTTCTAACGGTGTAACGGAAGGTCTACGCGAATTTGGCTTTGAGTCTATCGCATTTGACGAACATACTATGCAAACCGTAGTTGAACGTTCAGTTGCCGCAGACGCCCAAGCTAAAGTTGAAGCTTATGCTTCTGCACAGGAAGAACGTGACGCTAAAGTAGTTGAACGTTTCACTGCTGCTCTGGCTACAGCTATGATGGGTATTAACCGTGGTGTATTCAACGGTAAATCAAACCCAATCATTGATAGCTTAGCAAACACTCTTAAGGCATCTGGTGTGGAAAACGCTCGTCAATTAGTTGACAACGTGTTTGAAGCTAACGCTGATAGCCTTAACAGTATGCTAGTAGAACAAGCTGTTGAACTTGTTAAGAAGCCTGCGGAAACCCAAAACGAAATTTCTCGTATGGTAGCTTCTGCTTCTTACGCTCGTAAAGACGGCGCTGCTTCTACTTCAAGCACTTTCGAAAATCGCTTGCAGCCACGCACTGTAGCGAGTAAACCACAATCTGAATCTAGCTCAATGACTTCACAGTCTAGCGTAGTTTCAGGTGATTTCAAAAATCGCGCGGCTGGCCTGCTGAAAAATCTGCCACGCTAAGATATCAAATCTGTAATCGGAGAATTTCCAAATGATTAATTACGCAAATACTTTGTTCGTAAAAACTTCCGAAGGCGACTACGTTCCAGGCGAACCGATTGTCGATGAAGGTATGGCTCTTGTATTCAAAAAGCACGATGGTAAGACTATGCTTGGTCTTTCTACTGGTGCTGATGATTCAGAAGTCTTCGCTGGTTTCTCAATCAGCCGCGCAATGCCACCGGGTATGCTTCCTTTCATCACTGAAGGCACAGTATCTGACCAAGGTAAATTCGTTGCTGGACAAAAACTTGATCAAAGCAACTTCGCTATCTTCTTAGACGGTACTGCTGTTGATTCATCTAAAGTTTCTGTTGGCTCTTCTGCACCTTCTAACCCAGGCGAAGTTGCTATTGACGGTGATACTCTTCACTTCAATGATGCAGACAAAAACAAAGCAGTTAAAGTACAATCTACTTACGAGCCTACTGTTGCTGAATCTCGTTTGATTCATGGTGAAGGTCCTATCGGCGGTAACCCTTCTGCTGAAATGGGTATCGTTGGTCGCGTTATTACTGCAACTAAGCTTACTATCTCAAACTTCGACGTAACTGTTGATTGGGCTAGCGCAGTTCACCCAAGCCTTGGCGCTGATGGTAATCTTACTGTTGGCGGTGACGGAACCGTATTAACCAACTGGGTTGTGTCAGAAGCACCAACCAGTTCTTCTGCTTTCCTAGTACTGGAATCAGTTATTTAATCTTTGCAGTAATTGTGAAACGAATCTGGAGTAATTAAACCATGAACAAATCTAACGCACGTAACTTCCGTCATGTACTGGCGAACGGCGATCCTATCGAAGCTTTGAAACTGCCGGGTTCCGGTCTGTCTGCTCTTTCTTCTAACGGCGATATCAACGCGCACGATAAAGGCGAGCTACTAGAAGCTATCAGCACAATCATGAGCATGTCGGCTTCTGGCGAAATCAAGCAAGAACATGTTCCATCAGAAGAAATCTCTCGTCAAGAAGCTGAGCTAGTTGCACAAGCTAACGCGTCTCCTGAAGACTGGGCTGCACTAGGTGCTGCCGTAGCTGACGAAATTTCTGAGCAAGCTTCACGCGCTGGCTTTATGCGTAACTTAGCGGTTGGTAAAACTCTACGTCAAGGTGAATTCCCTAACGTTTATATGCCACGCCACGAAGTGCAAGCGGTTATCTCAACTTCACCAACTCAAATGGGTTACCAACTGATTCGTGATCGTCAGTTCCGTCCATCTGAATACGAAGTTAAGTCAAACGTTCGCGTATCTCAAATGGAACTTGACCAATCATCTGGCGACCTGCTTCGCGACATTCGCGATCAAGCGATGGAAGCTATCATGACTGGTGAAGACCGTATCTGGAAACGCGCTGCTGACCGCACTGTAGGTCGTGCAAACGATCTTACTTATATCTCTGGTGAACTAACGCCTAAGATGCTTGCGTCAATGCAAGAACAGGTTACTGACTGGAACTTGTCTGCTAACAAAGCGATTATCTCTAATGACTTCTGGAAAGACATTATCGGTAACCCTGAGTTCAGTTCATTCCTTGATCCAGTAAGCAAGTTCGACCTAGTTGTTAACGGTAAAATCGGTACACTAGTTGGACTAGAACTTATGACTGACGGTTTCCGCGCTCAGAACCAACGTGTTCTTGATAAAGGCGAAATCTACGTTGTATCTTCTCCTGAAAACCACGGTGTTTACACTACTCGCGGTGTACGCTCTACTCCGACTGATGGTG